ACAGAAGCATTAAACGTTCAAGACGGTGCAATTTATTATGATACTACATTAAACAAGGAGTACGTTCTATACAATAACACTTGGACTGAACTGTAGTGGCTATAGTATCAAAAGTATTTCAAACAAATACATTTCAAAACAATGTATTTCAGGATGAATGGGGTGGAACTGTATTTGATAGAAATGTATTTCAAATAAATGTATTTGATGTAACAACTCAAATTGTAAAAATATTAAATGAAACACTTCAATCAACTGAATCATTGTTAAGAAGAAAAGATATATCATTGACATTAAACGAAAGTGAATCCATTGCAGAGTTTGATGGTTTGGTAAGAGCAATATTACTGGCAATCAATGAAGTTTTACAGTCATCTGAGACAGAGAACCATAACATGGCTATGTTTAGAACTGTCACAGAGTCATTTGCATTAAATGAATCGACTAATAAAGTTAGAGACATGGCTAGAATGATCAATGAATCTGAAAGTCTTGGTGAAGGAATAAACAGAATAAAGAACATACTAAAAATGATCACAGAGACAGAGAGTTTGGCAGAAGCAAAAACCATATTCAGAGGTTTGTCAATAAGCATAAACGAAACAGAGCAGTCATCTGAGACATTCACCAGGTTGATGAATATTGTCAAGTTGTTCAATGAGACATTACAGGAGACAGAATCCAACAACAGATACAGAGATATGACCAGAAAATTAGACGAGACTGTACAAGAGACAGAAAATGCTGGAAGACTTAAAGGTTTAATCAGAAGCATATCAGATACGGTATCACTTAGTGAGTCACTTCTCAATCCAAAGGTCATGTATAGAACATTGAATGAGACAATATCTGTGATAGAATTTGATGGAAATGCTAGAATCATGTTCCGTGTAATAGATGAAACATTACAGATAACAAAAACTGTTAATAGAATTAAAAATATGTTTAGATATTCCAATGATGTTGTACAGTCATCTGAGACAGAAAATCATAACATGGACATGTTAAGAATTAAGAATGAATCAATGTCATTAAACGAATCAAACAACAGGTTACAAAACATGGTAAGATATATCAACGAGTCATTGTCAGTATCTGAGACATTAGCAAATGCTAGAAACATGTTAAGATATGTCAACGAGTCATTGTCAGTATCTGAAGGATTATCAAAGACACTTATCCTAGTCAAATATGTTAATGAATCTTTATCATTGGTAGAATTTGATGGTAAATATAGAAACCTTGTAAGAATAATTAACGAATCATTGCATATAAGTGAGATTGCACAGCATATTAGATGGGCTATAGTTCGTATAAATAGAACTGTAAGGTTGAATGTGTCTAACAATACTGCTAAACTAAGTAAAGGCACAGATACCTCTAAGGGAGATAGCCGATAACTATTTAAATAATAAAGGTTAGATTTATATCATGTCCATGAACTTAAAAGGTAGAAATATTGAATTTATAGTCAAAGCAGGTGCTAGATCCAGTGTGGTACTTAATATTACAGATGCATCAGGCGTGGCTAAGAACTTATCTGATACATCAACTTATGCTACTGCCAAATGGAAGGTATGGAAACCAGATGGTACAAGTATTATCAATGGTGCAGCAACATATTCTAACAGGTCAACAGGAGAAGTGTCATACATATTATCTGCAACTGATACTGTTATTGCAAATGCAGGTATATGGGAAGGAGAAATTGAATTATATAATGCAAGTGGAATTATGACAGAACAGTCAGAAACCTTTAATTTTACTATTGAGGATAGTTACTAATGGGATCTATAAAGATTTTAGTAGGTGGAGAATGTAAATATTGTGGACACCCACAACAAACACATGAGGAAAATACTGGTTGCACATATCCGATTCCTTTGACTGGAGAATCAGATGGTGACGGTGTATGTGGTTGTGACAGAATAGGATCATACTAAACACATAAATATACAAAAAGAATTATAAATGTATGAATGTTGGATGGACATTAATACATGATGATAAATTTTCTTATGAAAAACCAATATCATTAAGAACTTTTACAAATAAAAAGTACAAAAACTCAACTGAATTACAATGTATGGGTATAACTGATCTAAGTGATAGAATATTTGTAATTGAATCTCCTTGGGATATAAGATTAAAATATGAAAATAAAAAAATAACTCTAATTAAAGAAAAATCTTCTATAAGTCAAGAATATTTTATGGATATAATAGGTCATAGATATGAAGAATATACAGAACATCCTGTAATACAGTTAGGAACATCATATGTTTTTATGACAGATAAACCATGTACTATTACAGCATTACCACCATTCTATCATATGAACAATACATTTAGGCTTATATCAGGACAGTGGAATATTTTTGATTGGCAAAGACCGTTAGGATGTGCATATGAATGGTTAGATACTACTAAAGATTTCATAATAAAGAAAGGTGATCCTTTACAATACATCATGTTTAATTCAGAAAATATGGATGAAAAATATACTTTAAAGTATATGGAAACTGAGGATATGAAACAACAAATAAAATACTGTACTAAATCAAGATATACAATGGTAAAAGGATTAAGACATTTAATTTTAAAAAGTAGACATGAACGCAAAAAAAACATTGTAGGAGAAAGCAAATGTCCGTTTCATAAAGTGAAGTTTTGGTAACACATAAATATACCCTTCTATTATAAATCATATGTTAAAAATTGATGATGTAAACGAGGAAATTTATTTTCAGTTTAGACGAGCCCAGATGGAAGCTATGGCAACAGAAAGGCTTGGTGTAATACATGTCAGTGACATTATCAAACCATGTATGCGTAATGTAATCTATGGCAAGGTTTTACCTAGGACTGGAATGAATACTGAAAGCACAAAGTCATTATACTTTGGTCAGGTAGTTCATAGCAACTCACAGTTGGCAAAAGATGAACACCATGAGATGTTTCTTGCATATGATTATGTAAGAGATGAAGCATTGACCTATGAGGAATCTAAAAAAATACCATTAGACGATCCTAGACAGCTAGATATTATATATGGCAGTATAGACGACTTGATGAAAGTTGGTGATAAGTGGGTTATATGTGACAAAAAAACCACAGGAAGTATTGATTACTTTTCAAAGTCAACAAGCAAAGCAAATGACTCTCACAAGGATCAGATCAACAGATACCGTGTACTGTTAAAAAAATGCTATGACATTGATGCTGACTTTGGATGTGTGATATACATTTCAAACAGAATTGAAAAAGACAAGAGAGACAAGCCAGTTACAATATCATTCAAGTTAAAACCAGTAGAAGAAACTTTGATTGACATGATTGAAAGGTCAAACAATATCAAAGACTCTCTGACTAACAAAACATTACCAGAAAGAACCAAGTGTTTCCTCTGTGACGGCATGTGTGACTATGCTAGTATGTGTTTTGAAGATAATAGAGCCAGTTTTGAAGATTAAAAAAACTTTATAAACAAGTTAAAAAAACTGTTATATAATGGATAAAAATGACGATATTTTCAAGATAAAGCCTGTTGGCAATACCGATATAGTCGTGGAAGACAAGAGAAAAACCATATCTCCATTCAATAGTGCAAAGCATTTCAAGGAAGCAAACATACCAGCACTATGTGATCAATGTGTCTACAAGTCAGTTGAAGAAGGTGGAAATGGCAAATGTCCTAAATATGAAAAGGGAGCAGTTTGTGGTATTCGCAAAGATTTCATTAGTTTCATAAATGAATTAGATACTAGAAATCCAGAGGATTTGAAAAACATGATAGACATGGTTGCAAAACTTACATTTGAAAATGTACTTATGACTTTGACACAAGCCAAGTTTGACGGCAACGTACCAGATAGAAACAGTAAGAGTGAAATTAATACATTGTTAAACATTGTAAAATCAATGAATGACCTCAACAGTAAAATTACAATTACTGAGAAAAAAGAATTTTCAAAAGAGGGTGACATTGAAAGCATATTCCGACAGATAAAGGCACAGAAAAAAGATGGCTAGACCGACCAAGGAGGAGACTCAGGAAAGAATAGAATTCATGCAGTCAATAGCAGATTGTGCAAAATCCCCTAGCAAGTTCAGTGACATATTCTTAGGTCACAAACTGTTTGACTATAATGTAAAGTATGTTGACTGTCAGGACAGATTCATAGTGTATAGAAGTGGAAGACAGGTGGGTAAAACCATGTCAACTGCTGCCAAGGCAGTACACTTTGCGTTCTTTGCACCGTTAATGCTAAAGACAGTAAAGCATGAATGTACGATAGTTATTGCAGCACCTACACAAAATCAGGCAACTATCATGTTCGACAGAATTAGAAGTTTGGTTATGAACAGTTCATTTCTTAAAGGATATGTGGTAAGAAACACACAGTCAGAACTCTGGGTAAGATTCCTAGACAACAACGGAATGACCAAGATCATTACAAGGGCAACAGGTGAGACTGGTGTAGGACTTAGAGGTTATTCTCCACACGTTATTATTGCTGACGAATGTTCTTTCATTAAGACAGATATTCTTAGAGCCTTCCTACCTTCTGGTATGGCTACACAGGCAAAAGTATGGCTTACGTCAACACCTTTCTCCAAATCAGGTTATTTCTATGAAGCCTGTATGAACAGTAAACCTAGAAACCCAGAGGGAATGTGGACAGAGTTCCATGTAAAATCCATGATGAACCCACTTATTGCAGAAGATCCTGTATTTATTGAGGAAATTAAGAGGTTAACCAAAGAGGAATATGTCCAAGAGGTAGAGGGTGAGTTCCTAGACATTGGTGATGCACTCATACCAAACTCATTGATCATGGAAGCACTTACTGACGGACACCCAAAAGGCAGAGTCACATACTATATGGGCGTGGATGTGGCAAGAACTGGTCGTGACGAGACTGTATTTACGATAGTAGGAGTAGATGAAGATGATACCGTATTTGTGGAAGATGTTTATGCCGAATCTCAAAGTAATGTGGTAGATGTGGCAGGCAGAATTGCCGACTTTGTACAACAGTTCAGATTAGAGGCAGTATATATAGACGAGACAGGTCTAGGTGGTGGTCTTGTAGACTTGTGCAGGGAAAGAGATGTTCCTACAAGGGGTGTAATGTTCTCACTACAGGAAAAGGCAGATATGTACAAGAATCTCAGGTTATTGTTTGAAAATCACAAGATAAAATTAAAGAATATTAACAAAATGGTATATCAACTGTCATATCTCAGAAGGGAATATACTGAAAGTGGTGTCATGAAGATCAAATCCTTTGAACATGACGACTATCCTGACAGTCTAGTACTTGCATGTAGGGCAGTTAATACAGGAGAAGGATGGCACGTTATGAGTATGGGTAAGGCTCTCAAAGAGTCTCTGTTCGGGTAACTTTATATAATAATAGGTTGTGGTTTATATATGCACTGGGAATCATGGCTAGAAAAAGTCAATACAAGTAGTGATGGTACTGATCTTGAACGTTCTAATATTGATGATTCATTGTTATTAGATACTGATAAACCAAAGAAAAAAGTTCCATTAAGAATGGATGATGATAAAGGTGGTGCATTTGATGATAGTGGATTTTATAATAAAGCCTCATGGGAAACATGGTTAGAAAAGAATGATCCGTGTTGGGAAGGATATGAACAATACGGTATGAAGGACAAAGACGGTAAAAAAGTACCAAACTGTGTAAAGAAAGCAGATGAAAGTAAACCATTAAACAAGCCAATGAGAGATGATGGCAATAAAAAATTTAAGGTGTTTGTTAGAGATCCAAGTACTGGCAACATAGTTACTGTAAGATTTGGTGATCCAAATATGGAAATTAAACGTGATAATCCTGAACGAAGATCATCATTCAGAGCAAGACACAAATGTTCAGAACAGAAAGATATTACATCTGCTGCATACTGGTCATGTAAAATGTGGGAAAAAACATCAAGTGTTTCTGATAATGTAAATAAATCTAATTGGGAATTGTGGTTAGAAAAGAACAATGCCACAGAAACCTCTCACAAAGAGGGTGAGAAGAAGGAAGAATGGAATGGTAAATTTGACAATTCTACTACCAGAGATGATGCTAAAGATGAAAAGGCAGAAAGTGAGGAAGAATCACTAGAGGAACTAACTGACGGTAAACTGGAAGAAGTAGAGAAACTAAAGTCATGGGAAGTATTTCTTAAAGCAACTGTTGGTGGTGGTACTGAACATTCTGTAGGAGAATCATTTACAGAAGAAGAAGCAAAAGAAAGACCAGATATGCAAAAAAAGAATCCACCTAAATATATAAAAAGTCATTTTGCTAATTCAAATACAGGAAAAGATGCTGTAATAGGAACAGGTAAACAGATTCCTACATCAAGAGTAGGAACATTTCAAGATACAAAAAATACTAAGAATTTAACAGAAAATGATGTTACAGCAGGTGCAGTAAGAACTGCTAAAAAATATCCAGAATTAAAACAATACGTTCCAGAAGCTCAAGTAGAGGAAGATAAAGGTCTAGGTGGTGATACTGAAACTCCAGTTAAAACACAAGAAGAATTAGATAAAGAATTTTATGAAAGAACTCAACCAGAACCTAAAGGCACAAAAAGTGATAAAAAAGTTCTTGCTCGTAGAAAGAGAAAATCTTGGGAAGTGTGGCTAGAAAAGGGTGTTACATATGAAGATCCTGATCAAAAAGAGTTAGATCCTAAGAAAATTATGGAGAATGCAAAAAACGCTAAAACTACCATTAAATTAGATGCAGGTATGAAGAAATCATGGAATGAGTGGTTAGAGAAGATGCAGGGAGCAGGAGATGCTAGATTTGGCAATCAACACTTAACAGGAATGGAACAGAAACCAGTAGCAGATGATGAATCTATTGAATTATCGGCAGAAAGTGACAAAAACAACGAAAAACAAGAGAAAACTGAGAATAAGGAAGACAAAGATAATAAACCTTATAAAGCATTAAGTTAGGAGTATTGATATGGAAGACTTGAACAAAATCACTTCAACAAAAGTCGGAGACAACATTCATTTCTTTGTAAACGGTGCTGAAGACAAAGGCACAGTAGTCAAAATGGACAGTAAATTTGTCACAGTAGTCAAAGATGACGGTAACTTCCAAGATATTCATATTAACGATACATTCTTCATTAAAGATATACTAGTAAACAAATCATGGAATGATATGACTATGGAAGAAAGAACCGTAGAATTACACAAAGTCCACGCCTACAGTCCTAGATTCCTAGGAAAAGCATGGAAAGAACTTCCACAATCACTTAGAGATGTAATGAAATCTAACGTAGAACAAGGACACCTTGGTGGTGGTGGCAGAAGTGGACATGCAGTTGAAACAAGTACTGCTTTTGATGCAGAAGAAGACTACGAAGGAGAGTCACATGACACTAAAGAAGAACAATTTAAACATGATAAAGAAAAACCAAAAGTAACCGAAAAATCAAGTAGAGCAGCAAGAGGTGGAAATATGAATTCTGGAACAACATTAAGACCTAGTGACATAAAAGATTTACAAAATTTAGATGGAAGTAACAATACACAGGCAACACCTACATCTGAGACAAAATATTTTGGTGCTGGTGGTAAACAAATAACAAGAGAAGAACATGAAAAAACAAAAACATATGGATCAATGCAAGAACAACTATGGGAACAATGGTTAGACAAAGACGGTGGCATGGGTGGTGGAAGTCCTCCAGCATCAACATCAAGCAACAGTTCTGCTCAAACAAATGATTCAGGTATGTACAATCCAGTCTATGGTGACAAAGGAAGACACGGTGGACAGGGTAGAGANAAGGAAGAAGAAGATAAAGAAGAAGAAAAAGAAAGGAAAGGATAATGCCTACAGGCAAACCAAATTTTAATCTAAACAGTTATGGTATAAAGTACTTATCCAAAGATGAAGTACAAGAATTTTTAAATAAATATGAAGTTCCTCATGGTGACGATCAAGCAGCATTAAGAACTGAAAGAGAAAATCAACAAGGTGGTAAATTTCAAGCAAGTGAATCATCAAAAAAATTATTAACACCTACAACACCAAAACCAAAAGAAAAACCAGCAGTTGCAACTAGTTCAACTATATCAGCTCCAAACGCAGCAGGTAATAAAAAATTACAAGGTGGAACTAGATCACAATTTATGTCCAGAGAAACACCTTCAAAATTATCACATACAGAAAGAAAATTAAGACAGGATATGGAATCATCTGGTACAAAAGTAGATACTTCTGGTATTGTTACACAAAGACAGAAACCACAACCAGAAACTAAACCAAATGAGGGAAAAGCACCTAATCGACCAACAGAACACGTTGGTAGTATTGTTGATGGAGGTAAAGTTCAAGGAATGGATTCAAAAGGTAATAAAAGAACCATTAGTGATGCATCAGTAAAAAAAGAACCTAAGGAAAGATCATCAGCAGAAACAACAGGTAAAAAAGGAACAAAACAACTTCCAAAACATGTTGGAGATGCACCAAAAGGAACTAAAAGTGAAAAACAATTAGTTGATGGTAGAAATACACAAGTAGGTGTAGGATCAAAAGCACATAAAAAACTTGAAAAAGATCCTCAAGGAGAACTTACAGAGAGTCAAAAACCAAAAGAAAATAAACCAGATAAAAGGGTAAAAGATTTAAATGATCAAAATCCAAGATCTGTTAAAGGTAGAGCCCACACTAAAAGAAGTAAAGAAAACATGAAATATTATAATGAAGAACAAAGAGCAGCATACAAAAAAATTGATCCAAAGGACAGAACTGCTCAATCAAAATTCCATGATGAACAAGATAAAAAATATGGCAAAAGTGTTAGTACACCAAAGAAACTAAGTTCAGCAGGTCAATCAATTAAAGACAAATTATCAAAGAAATCTAATGACATTATTACAGAAATGAATATTATGAAATTAGACTTGATGAAAACTCTTAAATAATACCTATATTAACTTTTATTGTGGTAAGACGAGATACCGATCATTATTGTATAGAGTGTAAAGCCATACTTCCTTGGAGATATAAAGGTAGGCAACGTATTTATTGTAGTACTGCCTGTAGAAATGAATATACAAAGAGGAAAAAAGATAATGAAGTATAAATGCCCTAAATGTGATTTTACAGTAGAAGCTGATTATATCAAGACTGACATGTTTAAGAATATTTTTAACCATGAAAAGACACATACTGATTAATGATTAAAATATATGTTGACGGTGGAACAGTCGGCACTAGGATATGTCTAGTTGACAAGTTTAAGGATAAAACTATTGTCAAAATAAGGGGGGTAAATCCAACAAACAATGAGTTAGAATACCTTGCACTCTTGTATTCATTGGAGTATATCACAAACAATTACAAGAGAAGAAACATAACAATATACAGTGATTCAATGTTGATAGTAAATCAGATTACAGGTAAGTGGAGAGTCACTACTCCAAAGCTAATACCTTTGTGGAACAAGTGTATGAAGCTAATGACAGATAAAATAAAAGTAAAATGGATAAGTCGAGACTTTAACGAAGCTGGGTGGGTTCTTGATTCTTTGTTGGGTAAGTAGTATTAGATACTTCACCTACAGCATTACTCTCTTTGAAAAATAACAGCATTTTGTTGAACAAAACTGCATCACTTTCATACAATTTTCCAGTTCTTGTAGTCTTTACAAACTTTGCAAATTTTCTAAACAGTTCCTTGTCTTCCCAAGTAACACAAATTGTCGTATGAGAGTTGCCTATTTTACGTCTTGCCATAGTTAAATCAGTTATATATTATTATATAAACTTTTAGATTGCATATAGTTCCTTAGCCTTTTTTACAGGTATGAATGGTATGGTTATCGGCATCCATATAAGCCCCCATCTTATCCAAACCTTGATAGTATCTTTGCTTCCATACCAGTTGTCATGCACTATCACTGTGGCTGCAGCCCCTCTGGTAGTAGCCCTTCCTTCAGGTGCATCATATTTTCTAGTAATATGGAAAGTTCCAACTGCATCCTGATAGATTGCGTGTAGCAACTCATGACCTAACGGCATTACATTCTGTCTAATAATAAACGGATTCTTAACGTCATTGACAAACATGTAGATTACTTTGACTCCAGTAACACCCCATGCTATTCCGTCACTGGTTTCAACGTTTAGGTGTTCATAGTATTTTTTAAAATCCTGTTGTTCTGTTACGGGAATTATATTGAGTTCCCAAGTTTCCTCAAAGTTCTTCCATGCTTGATACCCACCGTTTCCGTCATCTCCGTTAATCATGACAATGCGTTGTATTATATCCCTGTATTTCTTCTCGTCTATGTTTTTAGTGAAAAATTTAATCATGTCTAATTAAACAATTAACAACATATAAATATTGTTAATTATATATATCGTCATGGGAACTAAGATTACAGGCAAATATGCAGGCAACTGCAAAATCTGTGGTAGTGACTGGAAAGTTGGTGAACAGATATTTTACCAAAAAGATCCAAAAGCCATATGTATTGACAAGGAATGTTTCGAGGAACAGGGTGGAAAATTCACACCATATTCTGGACAGGGAACATTGACAAACAGTACAGGTGGATGGGGAAAGACTCCAATCATAACAAAATTGCCTGACGTAGAAGTAAGTGATGACGTTAAAAAAATAACAGAATATTGGGATCAGTTCTTTTTAGTGGCACATCACAAAACAAAAGCTATTTATCCACAGGAAGATGTTAATGGTGATAGATTCGGTCAGATCAGATCAAAGATGATGGATCAATTTATGGGCTTAACAAATATGCTAAATAAATAGATTTATATAATCCCTTTTTTATTATGATACCATGAACGTAAGCGAAGTTCTAGATATTGACGGTTCCGTTGAAAGATCCAAAAAACTAGTTGCTGGTGACAAAATTACCATACAAGGTTTTAAGATTAAGAACGTTGATGAAGTAGGTGCTGAAGTTGCAGAGATTTCAACCACAGAGGGTTTGCGACATTCATTCGGTAAAACTATAATTGGTCAAGCCAAGAGTGATTACTGGACAGATGTAGTAGCAAAATGTGTTGACAAGGATGCAGCAGATGGCTTGGATGCCTATGTAGTTGAGAGGGAAGCTGAGAAGACAGGCAGAATGATGTTATGTCTATCCATGTTTCCACCAAAAAACTAATAAATCAATCCTTTTCTTTTATTTATTATGAATCCAGATGAACAACATGCCGAAGATTGGGCTAATGTAAAAAAATACAATGAGGAAATGTTACAGTCTACAGGTGATAGAAAATACGAAATAAGAATTGCTGCCTGTGACAGATTGTTAGCAACAATTAAATAACAAACACGATAACAACCTATGTGTCTTATTCCGACAATTCTAACCGTAGTTATAGAGTAAAGCCCTCTACTACTACAAAAGAAAGTAAAAAAGAAATTATATCTGATCGTATAGTTAAAAATAGTGGTAAACCACTTGGGAATAAGACACGTTATGTTTCTACTGAATTAATCAAATGTTGGTCATGTCCTGAAGTACCTAATGAATGGGGCAGATGTTGTGAATATATTTTGTATAAAAGTGCAAAGATGAGTGCAATATGCAGAGATCATAGACATAGAATATATCCCATATCATTTCATGACAAGGTAAGATGTATGCTATGCGAAGTAAATGACATAAATCCTGAGGACTTGGGCGTACATTATCATCACCCACTTACAGGTCAAACTGACTGGAGTCGTGACTACGGTGAGTAAGAAATGCAACCGTTGTGGTAAAAGCGGACTTGAATGGAACAGAGATCATCATGACAAAACAGGTAAATGGCAGTTAATGGATCACAAAAAGAAAGATGGGCAATGGTGTGTAAGAAATAATCAAATTAAACAAAAAGAATCCAAAAGAGATGTTAGACTTTGTGAACTGTGCTCAGAAACAAATTTTGGAATGTGTATTGGTGAAGAAGGATTGAAGGAACATAAAACAAGATTTCATCCTAACGGAGAAAAATTATCAGAATTGGATTATATTCATGAACACTTGTCGGCATACACGCTTAAAAGATTTTGGAAAAATGATCCTCATTATGAGAAATATCTATAAGTTTAAATATCCGAAACATAATTATAATACAGTTTGTTTTCAAAGAAAATTGAAATAAATTTAGAAAAAAAAGATGATATTATACACTTAGAGCCGATAAGCGATATTCATATCGGACATGCAGGTTTTGACGAAGACTTGTACAAAAAAAGAATTGCTGCAATATGCAGAGACAAGAACAGATACACATTCTTTGGTGGAGATGCACTTGATGCAATTACGACTTATGATAAAAGATTCAATCCTGACATGAGTTTGGAACATGACATAGACAATCAAAGACAAAGATGGCAGGATATGTCACAAAAATTATTTGATATTCATAACAAACAAAAGAATGAAAAAATATGGGGATTCTTTCATGGCAATCATGATTACAAAATACCTCAGATAAGCAGGGCATACTTACAAAATACAATGTGTACTCCTAACAATTTGACATTCATGGGAAGCCGTGGAGTATTAGGACTTGAGATAAAATACAATAAAAAGATACTAGCACAGTGGGCTATATTATTCATTCATGGTTCAGGTGGGGGTAAACCAGAAAGAATGATGGAACAGATGAAACATAATGCCTACTATGACGTATTCCTATGTGGTCACTTACATCAAAAGAGATATCAACCTGAACTAGTATATGATTTTGACTGGAATACAGGAAAAACATGGGAAAGAGACATACATTTAGGCAATACAGGCACGTTTTGTAAGACTTTGATAGAAAACACAGATGGTTATATGGACAGAAAGAATGAGGTTATAGGTTCACAGATAGGTACATTGACACTATCATTTAATGCTGAGGAAGGTAGTATAAATGGTCACATCTAAAATAATTAGAGCTAATAAGAAAACACTTGTAAATTCTATAGATATAGACACTAAAAAAAGAAAATTATCAACAAGAGAAAAAGTCATAAATGCATTAAAAATTCATAAAAGAGGATTACCATTAATGGAAATAGCTGACAAAGCAAATGTTAGTAGTGGTGGTAATATACATCAAACTGTAAAGTTTATGATGAAGTCAAAAGAGATTATAAAAGAATCATGTCCTCACTGTAATGCAACAGAGTTATATAAATTAAACATATAACTCTTGTATAATTAGACAAGTTTATATTCAATCAATTTCATCAATCTCTATGTTTATCAATATTTGTTGGAAACAAAACGGTGAAGTTAAAAAAGCCTTACAACCTGTTAATAAAGCTAGTAAACTAATCCAAGAGATGGAGAATCAAGGAGTTAAAACTTGGTTCGAGTTAGAACAAACAGCATAACCCATACACAATCTTTTTTTATTTTTTTACCTCGCATTATTTGTTAATAACTTAATTAGCTTTTTCGTGACTAATTTTTTCTACAACAGCGTTATATTTACGCCTAAAAAGTTAATTAACTTATTAGCTTTTTTTTACCAGTGAAGATATTTTTCATTTATTTTCAGATAGACATATATATCCTATTGTTAATTAAGATGTAATGATTTTCAAGAAGACAACAACAATATCAATCAGTAATAAAACAAAGGGTATATTTGAAGCATTGGAAGAAGCTAGACCAAAACATATATCTTTCAGTTTATTCTTAGCTATGGCAGTTGAAGAATACGTTGACAGCCACGGTAAGAAAGTAACCAACTCAAAATATCCTAGAATCATGGATAGAATGGATGTTTGGAATGAGTGTATTGAAGACTTGTCAAATGACGGTTTGATAAAATTCAATGAACGTGTATCACAACTAAACAATAAAATCAGAAAGGAGATAAACAAAAGATTATGACCGAATATACAGAATCAGCAAAGATTGATATTTTAAAACAAGCATTGATAGACAACAGATACACTGATGTCATAGACTCAATGCGACCTGACTCAACAATTTCAATCAATCCATCACAAAGTGGTTTCATTGATATTTTTATTAACAGTTCAAATGACTTTATGTCATTATTATTTGAAGCAATATGCAGAGTAAAAGCACAGAAAGATACCAATTTGGAATTAATCAAAGCTTCATTTGCTGGAATTAAGATAGACTTGGTAGGTGAATTACTAGTAAACATGCATGACATCAACAGTAAAAATGAAAACTGTACTGTTACTTTTGAATGTCAGATACTTGCAACAGATTCTCCAAAGTCATACATAAAGGAAGCACAGTTTGAATGTGCTATTTGTAACAGGGAATATGAAGCAAAATGTGACTTGGATAGAAAGATAACAGCACCGTTATGTACCAATACACAGTGTAAACATGCCAAAACAGTCATAAGAACTGATAAGATGATCACTGATGACGTACAAACAATACTCATGCAGGAGCCTATGGAAAAGTCCAAGCACAGTTCTCCTACAATATTTGTAGGCAAACTTGTAGGTGCTTTGTGCAGAACCTCGTATGTAGGTCAAAAGAAAGAAATTACAGGCTTGTTTAGAAGTGATGTTGACCTTAAAAAGAACGAACATGACGTATTTATTGACGTATTATCCGTAAGAGACTTGAATGACGTTAAACCATTATTGCCTACTGATGAGGAAGAAAAGAAACTAGTTGATGATTCAAAGAAAGACGGCTTTGTTGACAAGGTAGTAAACTCATTCGCACCAATGATTTATGGATATAATGACATAAAATTATCTATATTATTACAGTTGGTAGGTGGTGTAAAGACACAGAAAAGAGGTGATATTAACATGTTTTTGATAGGTGATCCAAGTATGGCTAAATCTGAGTTACTAAAATTTGCTAGTGGACTAGTACAGAAATCAGTTTATACAAGTGGCAGAGGTTCTTCAGCAGCAGGACTTACGATAGGAATTGTAAAAATGTCAGATGGAAGAAATATTGCACAGGCAGGTGTATTGCCAATGTGTGATGGTGGACTTGCATGCATAGACGAGTTTGACAAGATGAACATAGATGACAGAAGTGCAATGCACGAAGCTATGGAACAGCAAACAGTATCAATAGCAAAAGCAGGAATATCAATGACTTTACCAAGCCGTACAAGTGTACTTGCAGCAGCAAATCCAAAGTATGGAATGTATGACAATGACAACTCATTGAAAGACAATATCAACATACCAACTCCATTGTTGTCAAGATTTGATTTGATATGGCTTATTCAGGACAAGATACACATGACTTCCGACAGGTTAAAGGCAAACCATATTCTTGATTCATTTGACAATGACATGAGTGATGACTGTTACATGACAGAAGAACTTATGATTAAATACATTAATCTTGCAAAGGGTTTGAAACCAAAACTAACTACGGAAGCAAAGAAAACATTGTTGGATATTTATGAAGCCATGAGAAAAGCATCTTCTAAAAGTGAAATGCCAGTAGGTACTAGACAGTTGGAAGCAACAGTAAGATTGGCAATGGCTTATGCAAAACTACATTTCAGAGAGGAAGTAAACAGTGACGATATTAATAAGATCAAGTATCTAATAGAGAAGACCTATGAGTCATTCGGAAGCAGTATCAGTAGTGGTGGTGTACAATCACAAATATTCCAAGACAGCAAATCAATTAAGGAACATGAGGTCTTATCAGTATGGAACGGATGTAAGAATATTGAAGGCAAGGTTAAACTCAGAGACTTTGAGAAAGCATTGCTAGAGAACGGTATGAGCAAAGAAAAAGCAGAAGCACTGATATCTAGGTGGGAGAACAACAATGCAATCAAGTTAAACAGTGACGGTACATATACCAGAATTTAGAAACACTAATATTGAAGCAATTTTCATGATACTATGTGATGGTTATAGACGATGATATTATTGAAGAAGATTCTGTAGAGGAATCTGAAGATGATGTCGCAGTATTAGAGTTAGGAGTAGATCAACTTAAAGGTGTTGGTGCTGTAACTCAGAAGAAATTAGAGACATTCGGAGTAACATCTCTTGTAGATTTATGTATCAGAGGTGCTCAGGAAATCAAAGAGATTACAGGTGTGGCAAAACCAACTTGTGACAGTTGGGTATTTCAAGCACAAAAATTACTAGAAGATAACAATATGATTAGAAAAGCAGATATGAATACCATTGAACTTTGGGAATATCAGAAAGCATATCCAGTAATATCAACAAAATGTACAGAAGTAGATAATTTAATTGATGGTGGTGTAAGACCAGAAGCCACATATGAGGTATATGGAGAGTTTGGAGCTGGTAAGACACAGTTTTGTAACTCACTTACAGTAGAAACAATACATGACGGTGACAATGTGATATGGATAGACTGTGAAGACACATTCAAGCCAAATAGAATAGCAGAAATATTGAAAGCAAGAGAGTATGCAGAAGATGATGAAGAATGTTCTAAATATCTTGGTCAAATTACCTACCTTTATTGTCCAAATACAGAACAGTTGATGGGAACTATCAATGGACTTAGNAAGATATTAGATGCTAAGAAGCCTAAACTTGTAATATTAGACGGAGCAATAGGACAATTCAGGGAAGAATATCTTGGCAGAGGAACATTAGCAGAGAGACAAATGCAGATAGCAAGACTGATGAGTCATATCAAAAACATATCATTTTACTTTAGATGTGCTGTAGTATTTACAAATCAAGTACAGAGTGATCCAAGCATGATGTTTGGTGATCCAATAAAACCTATAGGTGGCAATGTAGTTGCTCACGCAAGTACTTACAGGTTGTACTTTAAGAAATCAGGTAAGAAAAGATTGGCAAGAATGATAGACTCTCCTGAACATGCTATGGCAGATGCAGAATATGTTCTAACTGCTAAAGGCATGGATAACGTTGAATAAGAAAGAAGAATCTGACAAATTAAAAAGAAAGATAGCAGCAAAACCACAGTTTGACCTAAAATGCTATGTTTGTCACAAAAAATTCGGGAAACATTTTACATTTCATCACAAAAGATACTTGGCAAGTGACAAGATATACAGTGACTTTAAGACAACATATGATTACAATCTATATGTTTTGCCAATAATAGACAAAGATCCTAACAGATTCACATTGCTATGTAAAGGACATCATACACTAGTAGAGAAACTTAAACGGTTCAAACCAGAAAGATTAGAAAGATTATTTAGGGTGGTAAAGGAGAGCAAGTAATGGAATTAATAGGACAGGGAGAGGTTGCTGCATTAGAGATAGTCAAGGATATGTTTGGAAATAGCTCTGAATATATGACACAGGTCAAACTATCTGACATGGTAACTCCTGAATATCTTGAGACATTTAGTGATAGACAGTTAAAAGAAACAATAGACATAGTGGTAGTTACAGTATTTGAATGTCTAGCAATAAGAGTACAGGACAAACATCATGCCAGTCCAAGAATGGCAACTATAGACAATATACAGAAAAAAATGCTAGAATGGAATGGATGGAAGGTTGTCGACATATGGCATTATGAATGCAAGGAACTTTGGAAAGACAAGGTCAATGAAAAGTCAAGACTTGAGTTAGAAAGTGCAATCAAAGAATCAAGTATAGATTAATTTATATATATGTTAAATTAAGAATCTGAGTGTACAGAAATTCATATCAGATAACAGAGGACATATTAGACAATGTAATGAGAACAGGTGAAAGCGGTGTTCAAGTTACAACTCTTGTTAGACAATCAAATTTATCATATTCTAGACTAATATCATTTGTTAACAAACTTACATCATCAGGGTTAATTAACAAAGTAGAAGTTGAGGGCAAGAATGTTTTTATCGTAACTGACAAAGGCAGAGTTTATCTAGACGAATACAAGAAATTTTCAACCATTACAGAAAGTTTTGGTTTGGAATTATGAAATTAGTATGTGATAAATGTGATCATGGTATGCTTTTGCACGGTTGTGTGGATGGTAAAGGTTATTGTATGGAAGGTAATGGAGACTGGTGTGAATGTACTGAAAAAGGAAAGACNTATGAAGAAGAACTTTCTGACATACAACATGAAAGGATTATGTCATAAATGTCACTCATCAAATGTTGAAGTAAACAAGAAAATAATTTGTAGAGAGTGTTTTAAAAATGATAACTAGAGGTTGTGTAAGATGCAAATGTTCCTTCAAATATGAAGGACAGTTAGGTGTTGGCAGAGGTAAAATGACTAGAAAATACTGTAACGAGTGTAAAGTATTACAACACAGGGATGAGTCTAGATTATATCAGAGGAAAAGAAATGCAATGCATAAAATGTGATCATGAAATGGACAAGTTGACAGTATGTCATCAGATATGTCCTAACTGTGGTGCAGTAGTAGACTGTAGTGACGGTGTATTTGATTGAAATGCCCTAGATGTAAGAAACAATACAGCAGCCCTTGGCAAGAATGTGGTAGTTGTATTACAAAGTATTATCCAGAAACTTAATTCCCAAGAGGGAAAGAATGAGATTTACGCACTCACTCACTACCGACTTGGTAGAACGGACTAAACTAGTCTAATTATGATAAGTATAAGAAATATATAAAGTTTAGTGGTTTAAGAGGGCTACTGTTTCGGAGCTCGAGTCAAGCGAGTAATCCCTGAGAACCATACTAGCTATATAAAGCACTAATATAAACTTATTGTTATGCCTAAATAATATCCGTATATTTTAATACTTTGAAGAATATTTCAGTATTATGGTAACATCAGATTTCCGTGTATTTGGACAGGTAGATAGGGGAAACTATTTTCCTGAGACTGACAGAATAATCGTATTCTTAAGTCCACATGAAACATTAGATGATTTATTAAGTACAATAAATCATGAATATTTACATTATTGTATAAATGAATCTGGAGAGATAATGGATGACGATCAGGAAGAAAGGATTATTTATATTATGAGTTGGGCTGACGAATACTTGGCATAAAATTAGTTCTATATACTCTTGACTTGTTTCTAACTAGTCCGTGGCAGCATTTACATCTTAATCTGCCATAATTTTTTCTTTCCTTGTATAATTTAGATAAAGGAATAAACCTAGAACATTTTTGACAGTAATGATTCTTTTCGTTTATTTTATGTTCAAATATATGACATATACCATTACACACGCATATTATATATGGTTATGATATTTATATGTTATCTTTTAATTTTTTAGGTTTTTTTAATTCTTCGTCAATTTTTTTCTGACAATCGTCGCAAACCTCCAAGTCCTCGTATTCGTGGGTTTTTGTGTCTTTCCCACATATGTTACATATCATTCTTTGTATAAAGCTCCCCCAAGCATCATTTCTTCTCTCATTTGATCATACAACTTAGCCATTGAATCCATATCTAATTTTCTACATCTATTTTTTCTAACATCTTCCATCATAATGAATAGTTCATCTTCAGTCAATCCTTCCATACCTTTTAATTCTTCAGGATTTTCTTTCAATCTTTTAACTAACAAATCCACAGTTAATATAGCAGTAGAGTGTAAGATAAACCTTTCCCTTCCTGTTAGTTCTTCGTCTATCATTTCTGTTCCACCATTAATTTTTCTAATGCTCTCAAGTAATGCATTAACTCACCTCTTTCATGCCTAGCTTCAAGCTCTGCATCTGTCTCTAGATTAATATTAATAAACAATATGGACTCAAGTTTCTTTATACGTTTAAATGTTTTCACTTTATCATACAAAGGAACTCATTACCATTTTCTTGAACTGCTTTATAACCTTTTCTGATGCATCGTTCATAGTATCAACTTGCATGATATTCTTGGATTTAAACAGTCTTCTGACAGGGTTATATCTGTATGATGAACTACTAGATACTACTATGCAGTTTAGATTGTTAGTTACCTTTCTTGCCTTAAGCATTGACTTTGCACAAGTCTTCATATAATTAACGAATGACATATGATAGCCACCTATATAATAGTTGGGCATACCGTCAGTTATCATAATCATCATCTTCTTACTGCCTTTCATCTTCTTCAACATCTGAGCAGAGTATTCTAATCCCATATGTGTAGGTGTGACACTATAATTACGATGACATGATATTTGATTCAAGTCACCTTTATTGTTAATTTCTGTCATACCTATGTTGCCTTTACCGTCAGAACCCCATACATTAGCACGAATCTCAACATTGTCTATGTCTTTGATTGACTCATACATTGTTGCAACAAGCTTACTAGCAGTATTCATTCTGTCTCCACGCATTGAACTAGAACCATCTATGGATATGACCAATGCAATACCGTTAGTAATCTTCTTGTTCACTCTACAATTATTCAAGTTATTACCACGAATTAGATTTTCAACATAAGTATCAACATCTACTTCCTCACCCTCACTGTCTATAAAGTCCTTCTTTTGCATTTTCATTGTCTTAAATATCTTGGACAATCCCTTGGCAATCTTCATGTTAGGTCTTACTGTATTAGGCTCTCTTTTAACCAGCTTTACACGTTTAGGTAGTACCTGTTGAGGAACTTCACCTCTTAACGAGTCAAATATATCATTTACAACTCCCTCACCTTCTTGCTTGCCTATATCTACAATTTCTTCCTTAGATTTCTTAGTTTCTTCATCTGGATTCAATAATTCTTCAGGAACTTCGAGGTCGGTTTCGCCACTCGATTCGAGGTTGTTTTCCTGAAAGTCGGTGTTTTCCCGACTCATTTCACTTCTCTGTTCCATTCTTTTATCTCTATCCTGTCTTGTATCTGGAGTATCAGGTTCAGCGAGTAAATCATCAATGCTTGGATCTAATATCTTCTTTCTGTCACTAAGATACTTGTCCAAGTAAGGTTTGATTGTAACCATTACTCTCAATGCACCGAATCTATCAGTAAGCAATACGTCTTCTAATGCCTTTGCATAGACATCATAATCTTTAGTATCATTGACAATATCATTGCCACGCTGGAATCTTATTGTTAACAGTATGTCTATTGGATTCTGATTTCTTAAATCATCACCCATTAACTTACCAAGTTTCTTGGTTGTCTTGTCGAATCTACTTGCATGTTTAAGATACATCTTACCCATTTGTGATTCTATGCGTTGGTCTTCCAGTACGTTAAACACATTGAAAAAGAACTTGTAATCCTCATCTTTAAGACCCCAATTATCTTTAAACAGTTTCTTGGTTGCATTAAACGGAGATTGGAACAACACATGAGCAAGTTCGTGTATGATACCTACAAACTTCTCAATGCCCTTTACGTTAGGCTTTGCAGAGAATATTCTAAATTTGTGTTTATTGTCAAATAATCCCATATACTGAACCATATTAGTTTGACCAGCATGAATTATTGATATCTTTGCATTTCTGACAACCTCTACGACATTGGCATACTTTTCATACATGTCATTGTTACTGAGCAAGTCAGTATTACGTTTGGTCATGCTTCTATCCTCTTTAGTTTATAATTACTCATATTTGCTCTCTTTCCTACTCTTAACACCACACTACAACAAGGACATCTAAGACCTACTGAGTCCTTCATAAACCATACACTACACTTAGTACATCTTTTACAATACTCATATGTGGAACGTTTGTAAGGAATCTTGTTCCTATGACATACACCTTTACATCTATTCATATCTAAATTTCTCCGTTTTTACCAAGCTTCTTGTTCTTGCTGTCATTCTTGTCTTACCGTTGCAGCAGAAACATCTGTAATTTTTGGTATCTTTTACCAAGAACATCTTTTGACATGTTCTGCAAAACGTAATCAGTCCTGAAGGATATGAGTGAGCCAAATGTGTAACATCTTTGTAGTCAGTACACAGGTCTTTACATTTACAGGGCATAATTAATCTCTATCATACCTATCATCATAATCATATACATCTCTCATCATATCTTGTATATCATCCATTAGGTTCTCCCATACATATTCAAGGATATTATCCTGATCCATTTTTTCCAATATTTTAAAATCATTATCATAATCAGTCAATTTAATACTACCTCGTATTTTATGGTCTTACTGTCATAAAAACCTATGTAATGACAGTCCTTGCATTGTTGTTTTGACCAGCAATGTTTTCCTGTACAACCAGATGATCTGATACATTTTAGACAAGTTTTGCATCTCAATTATATTTCTCCTCGATTATAACATATATCTGTTTACACATAGGACATTGAACATTGTTTTCTGTTCCTCTTTTCTTTATCCATTTCATATGCTTCTCACAGTTAGGACATAAGTCTAACATATCCTATCCCCACTGATCTGCCATAGCATTAGCTATACCTGTAAAAGTCCTACTTCTGTCAACTGAATTTCTAGGAGTTTCATACCATCCTTTGGTATATTTCTTTCCATTAGGTGTTACTACATATGTATATGGAATTTCATCAGTAGGTTCTAGATTTGGTAGGTTTTTCAACCAAAGACAAGTTTTCTTTGAATGGTCGTGACCATGTTGATAAGGTTGAATTATCTGAGTGTACTTTGGTAGACCTGCTGCTTTACTAGGAACAGGATTTTCTATGCATATCTTATCAATATCAGCATTTAACAAAGACATGAACAAACTTGTATCTATCTCATGATTTTCTTTTTTATTCAGCCTTGCCCTATTTCTACAAATAAATGTACATACAGGGTGTCCTATCATTAAATCCCATTTTTTATCTAAATGATTCAATACGTCATCTTGAATGTGATACTTACTAGGTATCTCTGTTGGCAATATGTCACAGGAATATGCTTCATGTCCTTTCTTTCTGAAAGCTTCACGAATTATTCCTGACATTTCACAAGCAACTAACACTTTCATTTTGATTCCTCTTTGATTTCAAAAGCTTGATATGACTTATATTCATATAACATTGAGATAAATGTTTCCAATGCTTCTTCTTTGGTATTTCCAGCTATTGTCTTTGAAAATTTATAATATCTCATTTCTTACTAGCCCGTTTCCTTTTGTAGTAATTCTTCATATATATCCTTCTTTGTTCTATCCTTACAGGATCTTTAAAGTATTCTTTGGAGTATGTTGCCTTTTCTTCCTTGTGAGTATCTGCATATGTTCTACTATAAGCTAGTTTTTTCTCTCTGTTTTTGTAATAGTATTTTAAACCACTCTTTCTTTGTGCAATAAGCAAACATTTGGAACAGTATGTTTTTGGTCTTCCCCTATACCATTCCAAAGGCTTGTTGCATATTTTGCACTTGATATTGTATTTGCTGGGTCTAGGCATATCATTATAAACTCACATT